TCCCTGCTACACTAACCTGCGGGGTTGTTATGTGTTTAGCCGGTATTTTCTTTATGGTTTTGCCTATACCTATTGGAAAAGACTTAGGAATTAGACTTCTATTTTCAGGTTTTGGTATGGCTTCAGGTAGTGTGTGCAATAGAATTGATGAAAATAGAAAAGAAGAAAAAGAACAAAAAAAAAGAAACAAATTCTAAGGCTTCTTTTAGTCGAGAGAGGTTCAATACGCCCTTTCCGAACATTATTCTTGATTGCCATGTAAAAAACTATTGTGTAACATAAATTCTTTAATAAATAAAGATTTTATGTGTGAACTACGAGGTGAAACATGGGAGAAGAGAAAGAATTCACAAACAAAGAATGGGACAGAATTGAGTTGTACATGAAGGCTGGAGCAAGCCAAAAAAGGATTGCTGAAAGCTTTGGTATATGTACAGCAACCCTAAAGAATAAGGTATTCAAACGATACGGTGAAAATTACGAGGCCGTATGCCGTGGGTTCAATACTATGGGTGAACTTCTTATAGAGGCCACCCAATTTCAAAAAGCTTTAGGCGGTAATATACAGCTTCTCATATGGCTAGGTAAAATACGCTGTGGACAAAGAGAGCCTGAAATCATATCTACAATACCGCCAGCGCAAGAAAATATTGATAAAGACCATATCATCATGCAGTTAAAGCATAAGATTCGGCAGTTGGAATCCAAAAATCAAGATTTGGAAGCGGCCAATATACCTGAAGAATCCATGAAAGAATCGATGGACTGTATTTCTGAATGCAACGAACAGCTTAACCCAACACAAAATGTAGCAGACAATGGCAACGAGTGCTAAACAGGATCAAAGTTTTTGTGAAGCGACACACCGATTCAACATTTGGGTTGGTGCTGTTAGCTCGGGAAAAACACATGCTAGTGTTGAGAGATTCATTGAAGACCTAAAGAATGGACCACAGGGCGATGCGATGATTATTGGAGTCAACAGAACTTCAATACAACGCAATATCCTTACTCATTTATACAAACGATTAGGATTCCCATGTCCAACAGAAAAAACCCAAATGGCAAAGTTGTACGGGAGGAACGTTTGGTTTGTGGGTGCTCCAGATGTTTCAGCCGTCTCAACAATTCAGGGGTCGACGCTAGCCTTGGCTTATGTCGACGAAGCGACGAACCTACCGGAACCATTTTGGAAAATGTTAGAAAGCCGGTTAAGAGTACCGGGAGCAAAACTTTTAGCGACTTGCAATCCTGAAGGTCCAGCACACTGGCTTAAGAAAGACTACCTAGATAAATCAGCCTTAGATTTAGTGTATTGGAATTTTACTCTAGAAGATAACCCAATACTGGATGAGAAATACAAGCAACAACTTAAGGCCTCATACACGGGTATGTGGTACAACCGTTATATTCTTGGACAATGGGCATTAGCTCATGGAGCAATTTATGACTGTTACGATCAACACAACGAGTATGAAAATCCGTTTCCTGCACCGTCTTATTATATTGTGGGGATCGACTACGGAACTACTAATGCTACAGCTGCGGTCTTACTTGCCATTACACCCAATAGGTGGCCTCAAATTCGTGTGGAAGAGGAATATTATTACGATTCTGCAAAAAAAGGCAGATCAAAAACGGATCAAGAACTCGTGCGAGATATCAAAGATTTTATTGGTCATAAAAATGTTTCGACGATATACGTGGATCCCGCAGCAGCTTCTCTTAAGATTGCCCTTCGGCAGGAAAATTTACCAGTTATCGATGCTAACAATGATGTTCTCTTAGGCATTAAAATTTGCTCAAAGTTTATTGGTGGAAAAAATATAGTCATACATAAAGGATGTACTACGCTAAGAGAATGTATCCAGTCCTACGCATGGGACTCTAAGGCAGCTGATAGAGGCGAAGATAAGCCTGTTAAAAAAAACGATCATATTTGCGTTGTGGGTGACACTCAGATACAAACACGAATTGGAACGTGTAATATATCTTATTTGATAGAAACAAAAAACACAGAAGTTTTTTGCTATGATGGTAAAAATTTTGGTTGGTCAGTTTGTCAGAACGCAAAAAAAACAGCAGAAAGCAAGAAAGTTCTAAAACTTACTTTAGAAAATGGTAAAACTCTCAAAGCCACACCGGATCACAAAGTGTTGACAAAGCGTGGATTCATCGAGATACGATATCTCTTGAAAACAGATGAAGTATTGTGCTATTTGGAGAAGGCAAGAAGGTTTGGACCATGAATCAAGAAAATGTGTAGTCTGTCAGGGTAATTTTGAGGTTAACAAATATGCAAAAACTAGATGCTGTAGCAGAAAATGCGGGCGTATATTCGGCGGTCAAAAGCATTGAAGAATGCGAAGAAGAAGACGTTTATTGCATTGCAACTAGCACAGGTAATTTCGTTGCTAATGGAATAGTAATAAAAAATTGTGATGCACTTCGATACGCTGTTTGCAGCGCTTTTCCTCAAGCCGAATTTTCTCATCCAGACGAAAACATTACATACGATCAACTGAGAAAACAGGTTTTTGGCGATGATGGTTATGGATTTATCAATCCTTCAGGATCATATTTTTAATTTATATTTGTCATTTTATCAAAAAATCTACGATGGCAATATCTAGGAGTTACTTAAAAAAAGACTATGTGATATAAATAAATTTATTTTTACATAGGTAACGAATGGGTTCATACGAGTCCGGTAACTATTCTCTTGGATATATCGACCCCTCTGACGTGCAGGCTAAAGACCTAAAACAAATGATGGATTGGTTTTATCAGTCCAATTACACAACAAATTCTACCTACTGGATGCAAGGCTCCATCGACAAGCGTTTTAAGGTTGGTGATCAACAACTTTACAACCAATTTTACGGCAACAACTCCCAGCAATCTCAAAAGTTTTTCTTTAATCTTATCCGCCGTCACATCAACATGATCTGTGGTTTTCAAAGAAAAAACCGTAAATCCACTATCACTATGCCGGTGTCAGATAACGACGACACGCTAGCAGATAATTATAATAAAGTAATGCGCTGGTGCGATGATAGAAATGGATTTCAAGAGTATTTATCACAAGCTTTTGAAGGCGCTGTGGATACTGGTGAAACCCTTCTACATATTTATCCTGATTATACTTTTGATCCCATCTCCGGCGATCTTTTTACTGACGCAGTATCATACAATAATTATTTGATAGATCAATACACACGAAAGCAAGACTTATCAGATTGTAATGGGATATGGCGCAGACGATGGACCTCTAAGGAAATGGCTAAAATGCTAATTCCTGGATATGCGAAAGAAATAGATAAAATGAAACCTGGTGGAATGAAAGACGGGCGTTTTCCTGTCCAAGCAGAGTTACAGAACGTTTCAATCAGCAATTTATTTACCTATGATGAGTTTTACTACCGCACGACAAGGCCCGGTAAAATTATTTTAGATCCAATGACTGGTGAAGCTGCGGAATGGGAAGATAATGAGGAAGAAGAAGAAGGTATGATAGAACGCGTACTTCAAGAACAGCCGTGGTTAGTTGTTCAAGAAGCCCAAATACCTACAGTCAAGATGGTCATTTGCCTTTCAGGGAAAGTGGTTTATCACGGAAAAAACTTGCTAGGAATAGACGAATACCCATTTGTGCCCGTGCAATGCTATGTAGACCAAGACATACAATCTTATGCATGGCGAAAGATGGGCGTTATCCGCAATTTACGCGATTCCCAATTTTTATATAATATGCGAAAAGTTATCGAGCTTCAATTATTACAAAGTTCTTTAAATGCTGGCTGGATATACCCCGTAGACGTAGTGACAGATCCAAAATGTTTTAGACAAGCAAGTGGTGGAGACGGTTTTTTAATTCCTTTAAAATCAGGTAGACAACCGAGTGAAATACAGCGTATAGAGCCTGTCTCCATACCGCAATCTTTGCTAGAATTATCAAACAGCTTAGCTGAAGACATTACAAAAATTTCTGGTGTAAACGAAGAATTGCTTGGAGCTGCAACGGATGACACGTCTGGTATTTTATCAATGTTACGACAGGGCGCAGGACTTACGACGCTGCAAACTATATTTGACAAACTCGATTATTCGCAAAGAATATATGGAAAAATATGCCTTCAGGCAATTCGTAAGAACTTCAGCAAAGGTAAAATACGTAACATACTGGGTCATGATGCAGATCCACGATTCTGGACAAGCCATAGTCAAAAATATGCCGTTGCAGTTGAAGAAGGGAATTATAGTACAACGCAAAGACAAATGGAACTCAAACAACTCTTGCACTTCAAAGAAATTGGTATGGGTATCGCAGACAAATCTATCTTGCGTGCTGCCTTCATCACAAATAAGAGACAAGTTATCCAGGATATGGAAGAACAGAATCAACAGCAAGCCCAGCAAGCGCAAGAAGAAGCTCAGCAAAAACAAAAACTAGATGAAGCTAAGATTACTTCTCTTCTTTCTAAAGCTAAATCTGACATGGCTAAAGAGCAAGATCTTATGGTTTCAGCTAGAGAGCGAATTGCTAAAATCCAAGATATACAAGCTGACGCCGAGCATAAAAACGTTCAAGCAGACCTTGACCTTGTCAAAATGATGGTAGAACTTGAAGACATGCAATTTAACCAGTTTAAAATGGCATTTGAATATGCCCAGGCTGTAAAAATTGCTAATCAACAACAAACTCCAGCTATGGCTGGGTAGGAGAAAAAATGAAAGAACATAAAAAACATGGTCAGCATCCGCATGATAAAATAGCTGCTGTCCCTCAATTTAAAGAAGGACACTGGGAAAATAAAATGCAAAAGCCAAGTGTTGCAGAGGGTAAATATTCTTCAGAAATGAATCAGGCAGAAGAATATAAGCAACAGACAAATGGACTTGCTAACTATGCTAAGAAACACAAAATGAAACATTGATAAAAGGCAATCTAAGAATATTTGAGATTTAAGTCCTTTTATTAGGGGTGTTCTCCCTTTCCTTTTAGGATAAAAAGACTCGCCGTCCGTAGCTAGATATGATTGAAAAAAGGTTTTATCTCCTCAAATCAAATAGGTCTCGCTTGGGTCAACCTAGACTAAAAAGACCCAAGACGTATTACAACAAAGGGAAATAGATGAAAAATACTCATCACAATCCGGATTATGCTAAAGACAAAACTGCCGATGTAATCAAAAAAGGAAGTGGTAGGGCTGTTCCTAATGAACAATGGGAAATGAATAAAGATCTTACACCTAAAGGTGAGAGTAACGGTTGGGGTGCTTTTTTACCTAGAGCTGGTAAAGATCGACCTACAACACATACTAAAACGAATGAGTGTGATCATTGATGAGAGAAAAGACTTATGAAACAGAAAAATACCCTACTTTTGAGTTATCGGACTTAGATCATTTAAAAAGACTTACTCCAGTAAAACGTAAACATGCAGAAGAATCATTGAAAGTTAGCAAAGAAATCGAAGGAACACAAGATGCAGGCCACAGCGGGCGAGTTGTCAAGAAAAGCAAATAGAGATACGACAAAATATGAAGCTTTAGAAGTCGGTCATGCTATGGCTGACGATATTGACGTTCATCTTAGAGAATCGATAGAAAAACATCGAAATATCATTGATGAAAACGAGTTTTGCGTTGTGAT